AGATAAAAAAGAACCTCGGCTATGCACCGGAGTATGATTTCTCACGGGGCATCACTGAGGCGATCCAGTGGTATAAAGAAAACTTGAAAGCATAATGAAGCGATAGGAGTGTTTCCCAAACAAATGAGAGAAGCACTCCTATTCTGTATGCCCAAAGAGAAATATACAACACAGCATTTACCATGATTATGAGAGGAGCAGTCAAGGAATGATGACAGAGACAGAAAACAAATGGATGTTTCGTGTTCTCCTGCTCATGGCACTTGCGTCGAATGTCTCTACCGGAGTAATGGTGGGGGCGATCGCCCTTGGCGGACTGATTGTCCTCGCCGGTGTCCTGCGGCGCAGAGCACTGCCTATGGTGGACACGGGCTTGGCGAAAGCAGTACTGCTCTATCTTATCGTGTGGATTGTCTGCGCTGTCGGCGCCAGAGAGCAGATGATGTCCATGCATTCTGTGATCGGTACATCATATCGTTTTCTGCCGCTCTTTTTCGTCCTCCTTTATGTTCGTACGAAAGAACAAGTACGACTTCTCGTTCTTGTGTTTGCTGTTTCTGTGTGTATCAATAACATTGTCTCTCTATGGCAGATTGCGGTGCACGGAGAGGTTTGGTGGCGTCCGAAGGGGCTTGTTCACAGTGCTACTTTTCTAGGCTCTCACATGCTGATGGCGATACCTATTTTTTTCTTCTTTTCAAGAAAAAACTACTTTCGTCCGATCGAACGGCGTTTCCTTCTGGGGATGGCTGTCTTTTCACTCATTATCCTTGTTTTGACCCAAACGCGTGGGGCGTGGATCGCCTTTGTTCTCGTCATGATCGCCTATATCCTCCTTGAGCGGCGGTTTCGCCGTCAGCTCCTTCTCGGAGGCGCTATTGGCGTTCTTTGCATAGCTGGCGTCATGCTCCTATCCTCGAACTACAGTCAGCGTCTTGCGACGATCACAAACCCACAGATGCAGAGTAATTTGGAGCGTACCTATATGTGGCGTGCGGCTGTCTCCATGTGGGAGGAGCATCCTGTGACAGGTGTCGGCATGGATGAGTACGGATGGTATTACAACACTATCTATATCCCGCCGGAGGCAAAGGAACGGCCGGTAGTTGAGGGACGCCCTGAGACCGGGCATGGGCATCCGCATAACAATATCCTCAAACATCTCTCCGAGGGGGGAGTCCTAGGGCTTGCTGCCTACTTCGTCTTGCATGGCTATATCCTCCTGCGCTTGTGGCGGCAGTACCGAAAGGAGCGCAATACAGCCGCGTTCTCCTGTGCACTCATGGGCATCCTCGTTTTTCTGGGCGTGCACCTTGAGGGAATGACCGATACCAACATCAACCAGCTGTCCATCTTGACCGAGTATTGTATGCTGATGGGACTTTCCATTCTCGCGGGACAACTGGAGGCCGATGCGTGACGAGATCAATTCTTTTCGCATAGGTGCCTTTTCATCCTCGTGTCGACAGGGCTGCAATGCCTGCGTTGGTTGACATGCCGATCTGAACTACCTATAATGAAGTGAGAATAAGCAGGGAGAAATGCGCCTATGTCAATGAAGTTTCAGACGTCGGCTCGTATCCATAGGATATGTGTCCCCTTCCTCTTTATGTTGTTTGACTATCTTGCCATTTTACTCGCAGAAAAGATGGCTCTCAGTGTTCATTCCATTTATGCAACCTCGCTGGGACGAACTTTTTATGTACCACTCCCTTATCTTATCTTTTGGATTCCTCTCGTGTTTATTGGCTTTTTATGGGGAATGCAGACATACACAAAGATGCAGCCCATTCTGGAGACCGTGCGTAAGATATTTTATGCTATGATCTATGCGATGATTGCCTGCATTTTGGCGTTGTATTTTATGCAAGCAGGACTGCTTGCCTCACGACTCTATGCTGTCTTGTTTGGAATATTTGCATTGTTTGCGGTATATGCAGCACGCTATATCTTTTTAAAACTCTTGAAGATAACCGATCATATGACAAAACCTGTCATTTTGATCGGTGCGGGGAAAACAGCGGAGTTAGTGTTGCGTTTTTTTGATGAAGATCTTGGTTATCGCTATCGGGTGATCGGTATTCTCGACGATCACCCAATCTCGGAGATTTTGCCCCAAAAATATCGCCTTTTGGGGACGCTTGCCGATGCAGAGACGGTCATTTGCACATCGGGCGTCGATACGGTGATTATTACGGCACCAGGAATGCAAAGTGATCGTTTGGGGCAGTTGATTTCTAGAATTCAACCGCTTGTTCGTGATATTCTGTTTGTGCCGGACTTATTAACGCTCCCTCTCGGTAATATTGGTGTAGAGCCGTTTTACACAGAAAAAGTGTTCATGCTCAGTATACGCAACAACCTTGCACGTATGCGGAATCGTTTTGCTAAGCGGATATTTGATCTTACAGCAACAATATGCGGAGGCTTGTTTATCCTGCCGTTTGTGATCATTTTGTGTATAATTGTCGGAATAGACAATAAAGGCCGTGTGATCTTTGCTCATCAGCGAGTGGGGCAGCATGGAAGACTCTTTCCTTGCTATAAATTTCAGACGATGGTACCTGATGCACAGCAACGACTGGAAGAGTATCTTGCTGAGAATTCTGCCGCGCGACAGGAGTGGGAGGAATCCTTTAAGCTGACCAATGATCCCCGTGTGACAAAGCTGGGAGCATTTCTACGGCGTACGAGTCTGGATGAGCTCCCACAACTTTTAAATGTCCTGTGGGGCAATATGAGCCTTGTGGGACCACGCCCCATTGTGAGGCAGGAGATTGAGCGTTATGGAGAGAACATAAGGGAGTATTATATGGTGCCCCCCGGTATCACAGGTATTTGGCAAGTCAATGGACGCAGTGATACAACATACAGAGAACGCGTTGCAATGGATACATGGTATGTTCGTAACTGGTCGATTTGGATTGATCTTGTGTACTTGTTCAAGATTGGTATGATAACAGAGAGCAAAAGGAAAGTAAAGACCTTAGTTATACAGCTAGAAGTTTATTAACTCAGTTACAAGTAGGTGATAACTTTGAATGATATAACTAAGAGATTAAGACATTTTATTGATGTATATCACATGATAGACACAACTAATGAACTTGGAGAAAATGATAAAAAGCCAGAGTTATTTAAAAAAGCATACTGTGAAATAGTTCCTTTAAATTCTAGTGTAAAAAATGGAGAAGCTGGAACAGAAGAAAATCAACATCAATTCAAATTCATATTTAGAATAAAATCAGTTCCTGGAATAAAAAAGGACTGGTTTTTTATTTATGAGGGATTGAAGTATGAGGTTATATATTTCAACAGAGATTTTAAAGATAATCAGTTCATAGAAGTTTTTTGTGTAAGAAAAGAGGAGTAGAAATGGGAGTTTTTTCAACAGATGATTTAAAAGAACTTGAAGAAGAAGTATTAAGACTTGCTAGAAAATATCCAAAAGAAACTAAAAAATTCTTACAAAAACAAGGGAATAAATTAAAAGCTAAGGCTAAAAAGAAAGCAAAATCTAAAGTAAAAGTAAAAAAAGGTAACTATTTAAAAGGTTTTAAAAGAGGTAAAGTTTATAAATATAAAGGTGAAGAAGACACAGTTAGAGTTTATAACTCAATGCCTCATGCACATTTAATAGAAAATGGACACATCATAAAAGATAAAACTGGGAAAGAACATGGTTTTAAAAAAGGAGAGCATATTTTAGAAGATTCACAGAGAGAGTTTCAAGATGAATTTTTAAAAGCTGCAGATGACTTTATTGATGAAGTTATTAAAAATGGAGGTTTCTAATGATTAAACTAAGTCAAATACTAAAGGCAGTTAATACAAAATTAAAAGAAACATTTCCTAAAATAGAAATTGATAGTAAAGATTTATCTGAAAAATTTAATAGACCTAGTTTTAGGACTGAATTAGATGGTCTTAAAACAAGTGCTTTTATGACTACTTTTAAGGAAAGAAACTTTACAATCAGAATTTATTTTTTTACTACTTTACCTGGTAAAGGAAGAGAAGAAAGATTAAAAATATCTGATGAAATTGAAAATGCTTTCTTAGGTACATTGTGGGTAAATGAAACTTTTGCTATTCCTATTGATGAAATAGAGTTTGAAGAAACTGAAGATGGAGTATTAATAGCAAGTTTTGATAGTTTAAGTATGGAAGAAATAGAAAATGATGTAGATGGTGAAATGATGGAAGAATTAGAATATCATTTCGATAAAAAATAGGAGGTTAATATATGGGATTACCTAGCATTGAGATAATTTTTAAACAATTAGCTGTAACAGCTGTAAAAAGAAGTCAATTAGGTATAGTTGGATTGATAGTAAAAGAATCTACTAAACAATGGGATAGAAAAGTATATAAGAATATTACAGATATAGAAGCTGGAGATTATTCTGCTGAAGTATTGCCATTAATTAAAGATAGCTTTGAATACACACCAAATAAAGTAGTTGTATTCAATATTAAAAATGGAACAATATCTGATACATTAAAAAAAGTTGCACAAGAAAGAATTAACTGGGTAGGATTAGCTTATGATGGAAAAGATGGAGATACTTCAACTCTTGTTTCATGGATTAAATCTATGAGAAAAGCAGGTAAAACTTATAAAGCTGTTGTATTCAATGCTACTAAGCCAGATAACAAAGGCATAGTAAACTTAATGAATGATAAGGTTACATTTGTTGACAACAGAGGAGAAGTTGAAGGGTGGCAATATGTACCAACAATCTTAGGAATGTTAGCAGGTTTACCAATGACTAGATCAGCTACTAGCTTTTTATGTGGAAATTTAAAAGAAGTATCAATATTTGATGATATAAATGATGTTATTGATAAAGGTGGTTTCTGTTTGTATAAAGATGAAGGAGATATAAAAGTTGCTAGAGCATGTACATCACTTCAAGAAATTACACAAGATGAAACTGAAGATATGAAAGACATTATCATAATTGAATCTATGGACTTAATGAGAGATGATATTTATTCAACATTCAAAAAATGGATAGGTAAATATAAGAATAAATATGACAATCAAGTATTATTCTTTACAGCAATAAATGCTTATTTTAAAGAACTTGAAAGAGAGGACATATTGGATAAAGAGTATGATAACTATTCACAAGTTGATGTTGAAGCACAAAGATTGGCTTGGTTAGGTGTTGGTAAAAAAGAAGTTGAAGACTGGGATGATGAGAAAATCAAAAAACTAACATTTAAGAAAAAAGTGTTCATGAAAGCAAATATAAAAATATTGAATGCTGTTGAAGACTTTAAATTTACAATTAATATGTTCTAAGAAATGGAGGTAAATAATGTCTAATAAAATGGATAAAAACAAGATAATTAGAGGTTCATTTGGTGCTGTATGGCTAGATGGAGAAGAATTAGGTTCTGTAAAATCTTTTGAGGCTAAGGTTACATTAGAATATGAAGATGTGGATATTATGGGAGAACTAGGAAAGTCAAAAAGATATATGGGCTTTACTGGTGAGGGAACTATGACATTACATAAGATAGACTCTACTATTGGAAAGTTACTGGCTGATGGGATAAGAAATGGAAATATGCCTGATTTTAAAATAGTTGCAAAACTAGATGACCCAACAGCCTATGGAGCAGAAAGAGTTGAATTAACAGGTGTAACAATTAGCGAATTAATGGCATTAAAATTTGAAAATAAAGCTTTAAGAGAGGAAGAAGTTCCTTTTAACTTTTCACATTTTAGATATATAGATATGATATAAGGAGGATATAAAAATGGCTAAAAATATAACATTAGAAATATTAATTGCAAAGAAACAACAATCAGAAAATGATAAAATGAAAGTGGTGCTATTTAATTCAGAAGTATTGGGTGGAACAATAGAAGTTGTAAAACATAAAGCAAAAGATGTAATAAAAATTATGGATAGTACAGAAGAAAAAACAACAGAAGCAGCTTACAATGCTAACTGTAAATTAATCTATAAACATTGTCCTATTTTACATGATAAAGAATTGCAAAAGACTTATGAAGTAGCACAACCTTATGAAATTGTAATACCTGTATTTGATGAAAATTTAGGGGAAATAAACAAGCTATCTAACTTTATTCTAAACCTTTATGGATTAGGTGAAGAATCTGATAAAGCTAGTAAAGTCTTAGAAGAAGAGATTGAAGATATAAAAAACTAATATTAGAGGATACCGATATGGCATTCCTCTCTTTTTATTTGCTTAGAGGGTTTAAATACGATTATCTATTAAATTTATCATATGAAGAAAAGTTATTTATGATAGCAACAATGGATCTTGAAATTGAAAGAATGAATAAATCAGGTACTTAGTATAAAAAGCTAAGTACCTTTTTATCTTTTTAGAAAGGAGGTTTAAATGGCAAAGACTATTGGTGTATTACTTAGTTTAAAAGACCAATTCACAACACCTTTACAGAAAGCTACTAAGAGTGTTAAGAATATGGATAGACAACTTGAAAAAGCTGGAAACCAAGTAAAAGCATTTGGTAGAAAAATAAAAGATGGAATGAAATCTGTAGCAAAATGGGCAGCAATTGGATTTGGAGCATTAACTGCTGCAGCTGGAGTATTTATAAAACAGTCTATAGATGCTGCGAAAGATAAATTAAAAGCTGACAAAATGCTAGAAACAAATTTAAAGAAACAAGCTAATTTTAAAAAAGAACATATCCAGATGT